CCCTTGATGCTGGCTGTGCTGGCTGTGCTGGCTGTGGAAGTGGAAGTAGTGGTCATGGCATTGCTTTCATGCTCACCCACAACGTGCATAACGCACATGTCGGCGCCCACGATGGGCGCTATCACTTTTGGTGTGGTTTGATTGAGCATGGGTAGGATTATGACACACTAGACCCACACTATTTTCATGAATTTTTTGTGACAAATTTGTGACAGTGACGGGTATGCTTTTCTGACTGCCTGGCCCCTCTGCCCATGCCTGATCCAGTCCAAAAATTTTTCACTTCCCAAAACTTTTGTCATGTGTGTTATACTACCCCAATGAAACAAGACCTCACCCCATACCTGGACGCCATAGTGGCCGGCGCGTCCATCAACTCTCAGGCCAAGCTCGCTGGAATAAACGCCACCACCATGAGGCGCGCCGCCATCAAGCACCCCAACTACGCTGAGGCCAAGGCCGCTGGCAGGCTGCACGAAAAAGGGCTACCCGGCGCCGTACCCGTCGACCAAAGGCTGGCCGACGCCGCACTCGAAGACGTTGCCGGTGGGATGACCCTACAGGCAGCAGCAATCAAGCACGGGCTCGCGGTGTCAACGCTGACAAAGGTGTTCCACAAGCGCAACCCAAGCGCCAAGCTCGTGCGTGGGGGACTCGGCACCCCACGCAACGACACATCGCGGCTGGAAAGGGCGATTGCGACCGTCAGCAGGTGCAAGAAAGCGTTGGAGAAAGCTGAGAAAGAGCTTGCCACCCTGACAGGGTAAACGAGTTTCCCTCGCCCAAACCGACAACATAGTCGGAGGGCCAAGCAGAAGAAGAGCACCTTGAAAGGGGCCAGATATGAAGTCAAAGACGTACCGCGACGCGCGGGTGTTGGCCACGCCAGTGTGGTCCAACGAATCCGAAATAGGCCACATTTACGACAGGCCAAGGCCATCAAACTGATCGCCGACATCGAAGTGGTTGTGGATCACATCTACCCAATCAACGGAGACACTGTGAGCGGTCTGCACGTTCCGGCCAACCTGCAGATACTCACCACGCGATAGAACTGCAGGAAGAGCAGGCGGCTGCCGGGGACACGCTCGGAGGAGCTGTGGGAGGGTACGTCGAGTTGGACACCAATGCGTGTGCCAGAAGTTGACGCTGTGATCCTGAAGGGTGTGCTGGCCAGAGGCCTGTAGCCTCCCTAAGTGCTAATATCCACTTTCCGCGTGAAGGCGGGAACCCGTAGTCAGCCTTGATCAGTGGCCTGCGTCCACTACAGACGTCCTTCAACAAGTGCGAACCACTTGAGGCCCCTGATCAAGGCGCGTAATGGAGAAGAGTGTGCAAAACACCCCCAAAAACGCCCTGACGAGCGCTATCGTCAACCCGTTGGCCTTCGCATTTGAAGGTCGCAACATCCGTACAGTCCAAATCAACGACGAGCCCTGGTTCGTCGCCAAGGACATCGCGGAGGCCCTTGAGTACTCCTGGGGCGGGAGCAGAATCGCCCACATCCCAGACGAGTGGAGGGGGGTGGCATCGGTTGTCACCCCCTCCGGCACTCAGGAAATGGCTGTGTTATCCGAGCAAGGCATGTACTTTTTCCTTGGGCGCTCCGACAAGCCCAAGGCGCTGCCGTTCCAAATGTGGCTTGCCAAGGACGTGGTTCCGTCGATCCGAAGGACCGGCGGGTACACCCAGGTGAAGCCCACAGAGAAGGCGGCTGCTGACACCCTCGAAGTGATGCTGCGCGTGGCCAACCTGCTTGCCGTGCCGCTGCACATGGCCCAGGTGGAGTCGGTGAAATACGTGCGCCTCAACAGTGGCGTGGACTTCACACCTATGCTCCTGCTTGCCCCGGCCCAGCAGAACCTCGACCCAGAGGACGAGATGCTGGAGCCCACCGAGATTGGCAAGCACTTCATGATGAGCGCCATTAAGGTCAACCGAATGCTTGAGGCGGCCGGCCTGCAGGTGAAGGGCCCAACACGCTGGGAAGCAACGCCAGAGGCCGAAGGCCTGTGGAGCTTGCACCAGTGGGTCGAGGGTAATAAGTCGGGGACGAACCTGAAGTGGCGCTTGAGCGCGATCAAAGAAGTCTTCGCCACCGAGCCAGCATGATCCTCTGCAAAGACTGTCGCCACCTGCGTGGCGACTATTGCCACAGCCCAAACAACCCCATCGACCCAATTCAGGGCAATCCGCAGCCAAGGTATGTGGGGTTCAACCGGCTTGACTCCCTTTTCGGTCACTGCAAGTCAACTGCCTTATTTTTCGAGCCCAAACCACGGGGCTTTTTCTCACGTTTCTTCAACAAAAGCAAAAAATGAAGCACAAATTCCAAAACCCCTCCCTCAAGGCCCTCGCCAAGCGCCTAGTTTTGCTCGACTCGCCGCGCAACACCGTCAAAGAGTACGCGGAAGGCTTCGGTATCGTGCTCGACGTTGTCACACATGGCAATTTGGGGCGAAACGCCGACGAATTGCTGTACGAAACCGAGCTTGACCTCGAATACACCGACAACGGCGCCCATTTGTACCCTGAAAAGCTCTTGAAGCGCGTGTTTAAGCCGGTTTTCAGGGCCCTGGACGAGGCGGCGAAGGCTGAAATTCGTGGCTCTTGACCCTAAATTCGACCCTTTTTTGGACTCTGTGGACACCTCCACAGCCGCAAAATCCCTGACGATCGACCAGCTTTTGGAGATGCGAGCGCAGATTGACGCGCAGTTGCCCGTAAAGGACCTTAAAGACCTTGATCTCTCCCGTGAATTGGTCTTGCAAGTGCAGGCCTTGCAGGCCTTGCAACGGCGCGTGATGGAGGACACCTCGACGCCGGCAAACCAAATTGCCCAGTGCGCCAACTCACTCTCGTCGGCTCTGTCGAACTTGGTGAAGGTGCAAAACGAGGTTTACGTGAGCGAACGCTTGAAGCGAATTGAGGCGATTCTGATTGATTGCCTTGACACGTTGCCTGAGAAGACGCAGCGTAGATTCTTTGAGCAGTACGAGAGGGAGCTTGGAGCTTGACTTTTCGAGTTCTTGGTCTCAGTATTGACGTTATCGAGCCGCTTAGCAGCGGCATTCCAGTGGCCCGCAGAGGCCACTTAACCAGTCGGCTCCGGCCAACTCCCTGCACCTTACTGGTTGGTGTCTGCTAACGCGTCGAGGGACGTGAGGGAGTTGACCGGAGCTGGCGTACTTGGAGAAGAAGCGTGCAAAACGCCACCCAAAGCCAGCCCATCGGCGTTGATGGGCAATATCTTGGCGCGCTTACCAAGAAGTGCAATAAGTGTGGGGAGGTCAAGCCTCGTAGCGAGTTCGGGAAGAACTCTGGCAACAAGGACGGACTCTTTGGGGGCTGTAGCCTCTGTGAGGCGGCTACCAGCAGGTCACGCTATGCAGCGCGAAGTAAGCGGGCTGGGAAGCCTGTACGCGAGAGCGTCAGGAGGCCATACGGAGCACCAGGAAAGCCAGAATTTTCCGCGCTAGCTGACTTCGTTGGACCAGTTGTTTACCTTCCATGCACGACATGCGGCGAGGTAAAGAGCATGTTCCATTACTCGAGGCACTCTGCCAGTAAGTACAAGCGCAACCCGTGCTGCCTAGACTGCAACAGTGCCAAGTCGCGCGGGTACTTTAACGAGAACAAAGAGAAGTGCTCGGCAGCTGCCAAGGTCTACCGTGCCGAGCACACTGACGAGATTAGGGCCAGCAAGGCTGCCTACTTCCAGGAGAACAAAGAAGCCATCGTCGAGAAGAAGCGTCAGTGGGCGTTGGCCAACCCTGAAGAAAACCATGAATTCTGGGCGGCTTTCTACGCGCGACACAGGGAGCGCCTGACCGCTGAGGCGAAGATAAAGCGCCAAGACCCAAGGTACAAAGAAATGGCGCTGGCCAGTCAACGCAGGCAGCGGTACAACAAGCCGGGGAGGTTCCGTGAGTACCAAAGGGCGTACTACGAAGAGAACAAAGCGAAGGTAACGGAACTTGGGGAAGTTTGGAGGGCCGCCAATTCCGAGAAGGTGCAGGAGTACCAGAAACGTCGGTCCATGTACATCGGTTATGGCGGGTTTATGTCATGGGGCGAGTTCAAGGCGCTCGTTAGAAAGGCCCAGGAGTTGAGCAAGATCACCGGGTTCGACCTGGAGATTGATCATATTTATCCAATTATGGGTGAGAACGTGTGTGGGTTGAACACTCCGGCCAACCTTCAAATAGTCACGCGTAAGTACAACCAAGACAAGGGAAACAAGATGCCTGGGTTCCTGGCCCACGAACATTATGCAACGGAGCCATGGGAAGTTTATTATGGATGACATCACGAAACACCACCTGGGCAGGCTGAAGCTGGCCACCACGAATAAACACCAGCGGACTGATCTGTCAACGTGGATTACGGATAACACGTTCATCAACGGCAAGAACTACTCGTACAAAGACCACGAGTACCAGAAGAGAATTGTGGACGACCCCAGCCAGGAGCTTGTGTACTTCAAGGCCGCGCAATTGGGTTTAAGTGAAATTTCGCTCCGCATGGCACTCGGTTTGGTGATGACGACGCATGGTGGGCTGAGCCTGGCGTATGTGTTCCCAACAGCGGGTTTCGCATCGCAGTACAGTCAAACCAGGTTCCAACCTATCATTAATTCGAGCCCACTGCTAAGGGCATCGATGACCACCGAGGACCTTGACGGAGCTGCAGTAAAGACCTTCGGGCCCAATCGCACCATATTTTTTAAAGGTGCCGGAGTTGGCACTACAAGCGCCATCAGCGTTAGCCTTGATGCTATCATTTTTGATGAATTGAGCTTCGCCTCACCCGAGATTGTCGGGGATTACACGTCACGCTTGATTCACTCCAAGCACAAGCTGAAGATAAAACTTTCCACACCCACGTTTGAGGGCGATCCTATAAGCGTAGCGTTTCAGGCGTCCAGGCGGTGGCGCAATATGTGCAGGTGCCACCATTGCAACGGGGTGTTCTACCCAGAGTTTTACTCCATGGTGAGGGTGCCTGGGTGGGACAAGCACCTTGACGAGATCACGTCGGAGAACCTGCACCTGGTTGACTACAAGAGCGCCAAACTGCATTGCCCTCACTGCGGGAAAGTTCCGTCGCTGCAGCCTGAGCACCGCTTCTGGGACTGCGAAAATCCGAGCGAAAAGCATGTGGCTACAGGCTACAAAATAACTCCGTTTGATGCCCCTAACGTTATCAGCATCCCATACCTGATCGAAGCCAGTACAAGCTACTCCAACAAGGCCAGCTTCAGAAATTACAGCCTCGGAGAGTGTGCCTCGTCTCAGGAGAACGGACTGACGCCGGAGGAGTTGGACGCGGCCTCGCTTGAGATGGTTACCAGCCCGTTCACCACCCACACAATGGGTGTAGACCTTGGCAACATATCCCACTTCGTGGTAGGTGGGGTCAATTCCGATGGTAGAAGCATTATTGTGCACTATGAGCGTGTACCACTGAACAGGTTTAGGGAGAGATACTTTGCACTGAAGGCGGAGTACCGGGTAACTGTTGTGTGCTCCGACATCCAGCCCTTTACAGATTTGGTGATGTCTCTCAGCATGGAGGACTCGAACCTGTTTGCATGCCAGTACGTCACACGAAACGGGCTCGAGTTGTTCGAGGTGCGCCAAAGAGAGGCGGATACGGATACTGCAACCGGGCCTATAAAGCAGGTATCGGTAAACCGCACGGCCATATTCGACAAGCTCATGGTGGAGGTGCGGGAGGGACGGTTGCTGATACGGAGAACTACTGACTGGCTGACGTTCAAGGCTCACGCGACAGATATGAAAAGGGCCCAGGCCCAGCTTCGTTCGGGGGAGTTTGCCTCAAATTGGGTGAAGAGTGCCAAGGGTTTTGACCATTTCTGGCATGCAACGGCCTACTACCTAATCTCGTCACAGATGAGGGGTCTGTCGTCCGGGGCTTCCCCGATGCCAATGCTGCGCACGTTCAAGCTCCGCCAGAAGTAGCCCAAGACCCCGGGGATTGACTTTCCCATGTTGTTTCCCCAGTATCCCAAGGATGCTGGACAAACTCAAATCATTTTTCACCCGCCCTGAAGCGAGAGCAGACCTGCCGCCTATCGCCACACCAAAGGTGAAGGGTGGGGCACAGTCTCGGCAAAGCTTCAGCAAGCGCGCCGCAACCTCCTCGGGCGACCAACGCCTGACATCTACGGACAGGAAGACAGCAAACCTTGACCTGCTTAGCCTGCGCAATGGGACATCCACCAAAAGCACCATTCATGACCTGGCCCAAGTAAGCCCGGACCTATCCGCGAGTGTCTACGCGTACACGAGGCTTGTCGTCACCAAGGATTTCCGCGCGGTAGCGAGAAATCTTGACGGTACTGTAAACGCGGCGGCCACCACGCTCACTCAGTCGCTGCTGGCGCGACTGAATTTCCTGTGCGATTACTCAGAGGGATTCTCAGCAACGTCAGGCATTCACGCGGTGGCTGAGCAACTGTGTGTTGAGTTGCGCCTGTACGGCGCGTGTGCGGCGGAGCTCGTGCTGGACAAGGCGAGGGTGCCAAGCCGGATGCAGCCGCTGAGCGTCACGCAGATCGAATTTTTTGAAGATTCCAAGGGTTACACCTACCCTGTCCAGCGCGTGAACGGCCTAGAGGTCAACCTGGACGTGCCGACATTCTTCTACGAGTCGCTCGACCAAGATTTACTCACCGCCTACAGTTCGTCTCCGATGGAGTCAGCGCTCCAGGCAACGCTTTCGGATGCAGAATTCAACAATGACGTGCGGCGCAGCATCAAGCGGGCCCTGCACCCACGCTTGAACGTGGCGATTGACTCCGAGAAATTCCGCAAGTCTGTGCCCATCAGCATTGCTGGAGACGCCGACGGCGTGAGGGATTTTCAGGACAACTTCCTTAGCGACATCGAGAGCACTGTGAACGGGCTTGAGCCAGATGATGCGCTCATCAACTTCGACTCCATCGGATTCTCATACCTCAACAACGGCAACAGTTCGCTGAGCGCCGAGTGGGAGGTCTTGCAGAAAATGATCAATGCGAAGTCGGCCACAGGAACCAAGGCCCCCAGTTTCGTGCTCGGGCACGGCTCCGGCAGCCAGAACGTCGCCAGCTCCGAGTCTCTGCTGTTCGTGCGCTACTGCGAGGGCCTGCAGCTCAAGATCAACAGCCTGGTCTCTCGCGCGCTGACGCTTGCCACGCGCTTGCTTGGTCAGGACGTGTACGTGCAGTTCTCGTTTGACCGGATCGACCTGCGGCCACACCTTGAGACAACGACCTTCCGCGTGATGGAGCAGTCCCGCATCCTCGAACTGCTGAGCCTGGGCTTGATGAGCGATGAGGAAGCTTCCGTGGCGATCACCGGGAACCTGCCGCCTGCTGGGTACAAGCCGCTGTCAGGCACCTTCTTCAAGGCGGGCATGCAGGACCCTGCAGCAGCAGACCTTGCATCAGCACAGTCAAACACCGGTGCGATGCAGCAAACACTCAACTCTGACGCTCCACAGGCGCCGAAAGGCCCCGCGAAGGACGATCCGACGTCTGTGCCTAAGCCCACACCCAAAAAGGCCGAGGACGACTTGCAAATCACCGCGCTGCAGCAGAAGCAGGTCGAGATGACCCATCACTTCGTGCGGCTGGCCGAGGGGATCGAGCGCCACCAGGAAACCCTTGCGCAGTTGACGCAGCAACAGCGTGAACTTGAGCGTCAGCAGTACCAAGTGGTGGCCAAACGACCAGAGCGCGAGTCCATGGCCCCTGTTCTCAACGCCCTTGCAGCCAGTATGGCCGCCGCGCGCGAGCCCATGGCGGTGCACGTTCACATGCCCGAGGGCCTTGTGCAGATGGCCGCCGCGCCGGCGCCCAATTTCCAGGTTGACGTGCATGTTCCACAGGCTGCAGCAGCGCCGTCCCCGAACATTCAAGTTGATGTGCATGTGCCGGAGAGCCCTGTGACCGTGATCAATCAAGTGCAGCCGTCAGAGGTGGTGGTGAATAACGCATTCCCCAGCCGAGCCACGCAAGTGGTCGAGCGTGATGCCAACGACGAAATCGCCAAGACAGTCACCACTTACGAGCCATGACCTACCAAATCGCCTACAACCCCGCCCTGAACAACGCTGGCCGCATGACCGAGGTGCTTCAATAAATGGCCAACCAAACCATCTCTGCCGTCACCCGCAACTTTGACGATGCAGCCATCTCTGGCCTTGTCAACAGCGACGGCATCACGGTCAACAACGGCGGCACGCTCA